CACCACGGTGTTGGAATCAGTCATATCGTGTGGTGTCTGCTGTGATGTCGGCGCGGTTGTCGCGCCATCGTCGGCAGCGTTAGTGCTGCCGGTCGAAAGTTTGTTGTCTGTGGTTTCGCCCTCATCGACTTCGAGTTGAGCGTAAAGCGCTTTGAACCAGTCACGGCCAGCGGCACCTCCCCAGAGGTTTGCAGCCACGTCGGCCGGGGTGTTGGCTTCGGCCTCGAGGAAGCGCTCGTTGCGTCCCCACCAGGCGTTGGCTGTGCGGATCTTGTCCTCGGTGGGCGCCTCACCTGCCACCAGGGCCTCGGCGTCAAGGACGGTCTGCTTCTCGAGACCATCACCGGCCAGGCCTTCGGCATACTGCTCGAGGCCGCGGCGAAGGTTGCTTCTGACGGTCTCAGGGGCGGTCTTGGTCACAGCCCGAGGATGCCAACAGGCGGCGATAGACATCTGCTCGTCGGTGTGGCGGTTAGCCAGGCCATACTGGATGGCCTCGTCAGCGGTGAACCAGGTCTCGGATTTCATTGCAGCCCGAATGGATTCGATGCTGCGACCTGTTTTCTTGCGGTAGATTCCTGCCAGCACCTCGGCGTGTTGATCGAGGGCGTCGGCCATCTTCCTCATGTCCTCCGAGCTGCCGGCCACCATGCCGGAAGGGTCGTGAATCATTATCAGCGCAGCGTCGGCGATCTCTACGGTGTCACCTGCCAGGGCGATGATCGAAGCAATCGAGGCAGCGATGCCGACCACCCGGGTTGTCACCGGCGCCTGCCGGCCTCTGAGCATATTGTAGATGGCCAGGCCGTCCCAGACGTTGCCGCCGGGGCTGTTGATCTCGACCACCAGGGGGCCGGGACCGACCTCCTGCATGGCCTGGCTGAATGCCTTGGCCGATACACCGGAGCCACCGAACCAGTCTTCACCGATCTGGTCGAAAATCTGGAGCACCGCCGGCTCATGGACCGAGGCTCGGGGGCTGTAGGAAAGCCAGTTGGTTACTTTAGTCATTCGGTTTTCTTGGCTCTGGTTTTCCGCTTCTTAGGCTCGAGCACTGCGACCACCTCTTCAATGGGCTCGGCCGGGATCGGATCGGGCATTTCTTCGGAAGGTGGCTGCTCGAGAGCGGCCGCGGCAGGCTCCGGTGCTATCGGCTGCTTTTGCGCGGTCGAGATCTGTGAGACGTCCAGGCCGTACTTGACCGCCAGGTCTTGGATGTACCGGGCCTGTTGAGCCTTGGCCTCCAGGGCGGATCGCCAGTCGATGCCTCGGGCGCCGTAGATCTCATCGTAGGTCGTAATGCCAGCACCAAGCTCGTTTAGCTGGGCGGCTGAGTTGCGGCCGACGTCGACGTTAGGAGCCCGGGGCGCCTGGATGGCGACCTCGTACCAGTCGTCGGGGCTGTCCCTGAGAGTCGGGTCGGTGCGGATGGCGTATTCCATCACATACTCCCAGATACGTCGGGCGGCCGAGGCCATCACCTGGTGACGGCTGCGGAACCACACCGATGACATATCAAGGGATCCCCGGTAGACGGTGCCCTGCATCGACTCTGGGAATACCAGGACGTAAGGGATTCCGACGCCGGCACAGACCTTCTCGGTCAGGCTGCGCCAGTACTCGCGCATATTAACATTCGGTCGGTCAGCGCTGAACTGCTCGAACTCGTCGCCAGTCTTCATGACCTTGACCGAGGCGCCGAAGATGTTCTCGTAGTAGTTCTGGGCGGTTCCCTGGGAACCAGCAACACCGGATCGGAGGCTAGTTGCCTGGACCTCGCCTGAGCTTGTTTTTATGACCTGGGCCACGCTGGAGGCGAGCTTGCAGGACTCCATCTCGAGCTTCTGGAGATCGTCCAGGTCGTGAAGGTCGTTGATCACACAAGCCACAAAAGGCAGGCCGCGAAGCTGGCCGGCACGCTGGGCCTCGTAGATGTGGACCACCGAGTCGGAAGAAATGGACCGGATGTCGGTAAGTTGTCCCTGCTGCTGCTCCTGGCCGCAATAGAAGGAGATGGCCCGACCCGTCTTGGGGTCGAATCGCACACCATCGAACACATCAGGAAGGCCCTCCTGGCCATTAGGCGTGGAGACTTGCTGCGGCTCAATGAGCTGCAATCGGGGCCGGCCGGTCTCGCCCTTGGTCAGGAGGATAAAGGATTCCCCGTCATAAAACCAGCCACGGGCTGCCAGCGACATCAGGGTGCCGAAAGACTGCCGGGATCCGATGTCAGGGTAGCGGCTCCAGGTATCCCACCATTTCTTAGCTCGGAGATTCCAGTCGGGATTCGAGGAAGCCGGCTGCACCGAGAAGTTGCTGCCGACGGTGTAGTTCTCAAACAGGTCACCGAGGCGATTCATCACCGCGTTGTTCTGCTCGAAGAATCGGGACTTTCGCACGATCTGCTGCCGGGTAGAGGCAGTCACATCGAACCGCACCGAGGTGTAGCTGGTGTCTAGGAAGGACCGGCGTATTGAGTTGGACGCGCCCTCGTAGCGGTCGACAGGTGCCGACCGGAACTTGCTCAGGATGGTGTCGAGGAATCCCATCAGCTCATGCCTCGATAGCTCGCCTCACGGCGGAAGTTGGAAAAGTCGCCGCCGAAAGTGGTGGCAGCCACAAGAACCACGGCCACCATTTTGTTGTAGATCTGGGTGTCGGTGGGGCTGGCGATACCGTCCTGGTTCAGGTAATAGACAGCCAGGTCATAATCGTCGACCAGGCTTTCCCACATCTCGACCATCTCGGATGGTGTGGGGGCACCTTTGCCGGGCTCGGCAAACTCTACCGAGACATCGGAGGATGAGGTCGACCGGACCACCTGGCCAGATTCGATCACTGTGGCCGCGGCAATAGACTTAGCAGCCAAGGCAGCCAGGAGCGTCACACCGCCCAGTGTCGCATAGACACTGCGGAGATAGGCTCGCTTGATGGCTACGGTAAACGTGAACACCTCGGGCGGATCTTCACCGATCCCGGGGTGACTTCAATAGGTTAGCTGGCTATTGACTCGCTTGACGTGACCAGATCATTCCAAAGCATCACCATAGCGAGCTGCATGATTTCGCAGTCGTGCAGATGGTCTGGCCACTTCTGGTTGCGTTTAACCCAGACGTGCTTGATGCGGCCGGCGCGGTTGGCTTGGGGTCGTAGGACGTGTGAGTCCAGGTGGCGCCAGTAGAGGTCGGGCTCGGCGATGTAGGCACCTTCAGCCTGGACGCTGGGCGGATCCTGATGGACGCCCCATTCCCGGTCGATGTCGCCCTTCCTTAGCCTGGAGAGCATATCTCGGAGGTGCTCGGTGTCGAACACCAGGAGGGGCTGCACCACGTCGGTCCTCATCGAGGATGATGTCGACAGGCCGAAAGGGTGCACCGCCCCGGTGGCTGCCGTGAACCGGGCGCCGGTCTCCCGGCCTTTGAGCGGCATCCAGCCGATCACCATCGGCTTGCGGAGGCCGCCTTCCGGTGGGTATCGGAGGCCGCACGGGAAGTTGATCGGGTTGGAGGTCACCGAGGAATAGGAGGCACAGGCGTCGTAAACGGTCTGGGTGTTGAAGCCCGAGTCGATGCCGACATCCATGTCATGGACCTCGAGGGCCACCTGCACCCGGCGGAGTGCTGGGAAGTCGTCGGCATGGCCGGCAGCAATCAGGGTCGAGTTGCCGTCCTTCCATTCCCTGCACACCCACCAGAGGAACGGCGCCACGGCCTGGACGTCGGCGGTCAGGTAGCGGCGGCCGCCATCGACGGTCACGGTGGCCGCGGTCTCGGTACGCTCCTGCTGCACGTCCTGTTGCTCCCAGGGCTCGGCCAGGTTGCCGTTAATGAAGCCCTGGAGGCCGGCCATCGATGCCTTGGCCTCGAGGAACGAGACAGCCAGATATCCCCAAGTACATTTGCGGTCGGGGCTGTAAAGGCTGCTTAGGTGGTAGGACCGCACACCAGGCATGGCGTTGGGATTCTCTGGGCGCCATTGGCCATGTCGAAGGGCTGCCACTTTGTGAGAGTCGGTGATTTTGCCCTGGCAGAGCTGACAGACGTAATGGGCCGAGGCTCGGATCTTGCCCAGGTCGTGCTTGCCGTCCTCGGCCCTGGCGTCGTCCCAGGTCACCTGCCGCCATTCGAGCTTGATGTACTCCCGGCAGTGTGGGCAGGGCAGGTAGTAGCGGCGCTGGTCACCGCGGAGGAAGCGCTGCCAGATCCGGCCTTCGACCACCGTCGGTGTGCTGGTCATAAAGGCCTTGGAGCTGCTGAAGCTCTTGAGTCTCTGCTCGGCCAGGTCGAGGGCGTCGGCCTCCCGGGCAGTAGCCTCGGCAAATTTGTCGACCTCGTCGGCGATCAGCACCCGAACCGGGCGGCTGGCTAGGTTGGCCGGGCTGTTAGTTCCTACGAAAGTCAGGGTCGACCTGGTGAAGTTCTGCTCGAGGTTGGTTATTTTATCAGCCTCTGCCGGGTAGCACTCGAGCATGGCCGGGCTGTCCTCGAGCATGGGCAGCCAGCGGCTCTTCGAGAATGACTTGGCCAAGGGCTCGGTAGGCATCAGCCACAAGGCCGGGCTCGGCTCGTTGGCGATTAGCCAGGCCAGGCCGGCCATCAGGGTGGTCGTTTTGCTGGTTTGGCTGCCCCAGCAGAGGGTCACCTCGTACACCGTCGGGTCTTTCCAACATTCCATGGGCTCCCTGGTGTAAGGCCGTACCGAGGTCGAGAAGGGCCCGGGGTGCTCGGTCTGCCGTTGGGTCAGCCGGAGAGATGCCTCGGCCCAGTCGACCACGGTCTGCATCGGTGTCGGCCGGTAGAGATTGCGTCGGTAGTCCAGGAGGCTGCGCTGGAGGTCGGTCAGGATTTCCATGGGTCGGTGTTGTGCAATGTTTTAAGCGCCACCTCCTGGACCCACCTGGTCAGCTCGCGCTCGGCGTGCTCGGGGTCGTGCGGTGCAATACGGCCGGAGAGTTGCTTCGGCATGGCCTTAATAAGCGAGGCCACGGCGCCGTCGTGCTCCTGCATCACCCGGCGGACCCAGTCGCCAGAGACCAGGCGCCGTTCCTTCTCGGCCTGGGTGATCACCTCGTCCCTGGCGCTGGTTAAGTTCTTTGCCGCGGCTGCATGGATGGCCACCAGCCGGCCGGCATCGGCTCGACCACCGCGGAGGGCATCGACCGCCAGGTCATAGGCTGCACGCTCGATTTGCCGCTGCCTTTCGTAAGCGCCCTCAGGCGAGTCGGTGGCGGCTGTTGCGGTGTTGAGAGGGCTCTCTGCTTCAATAGGCCTGTAGGGGCCTTCCTGTTCGATTGCGGTGGGTTCTGGTTTTAGTGGTGTTTCTATGTGTTGAGTCGTCGACTTTGACCGGATGTTTTTCTTGCGCCAGGCATCGGCGACCTCGGGACTATGCATAGGCATTCCCTTGGCAGCCAGTTGTGTGACGTACCCATGCGAAACACCGGCGTGCTTGGCGTATTCTCGTTGGGTCATGGCTTCAAAGCCTTTTGGATGTCAGGAGGCAGCATCGAGTCGGGCACGGTGCCGGCGTACTGCAGAGCCCGGAAAACGCCGTCTCGCCGGCTGTCCTGCGGGTTAGGCACGCAATAGCTGACCACTTGTTCTG